GCATTAACTTTCGTATCATCCCACACACTAATAGTACCTGCTTCCTTTTCTTTTTCTTTTTGATAGTTGATTTGTTGATGCGTTATTCTAACACTATCATACGCCTGACTCATCGCCTGTAACATATTAAAGTCAGATAAGACAATGTGTGAACCTTCGTGCAATGCCAAACCTACTGAAACGTCAAAGTTATCTTCCACATCTGCGGAAAGGATAACGTGCTTACCATCCGTTTTACTATCACTCTTTGTAGCGAAAGAAACAGGTATAGATTTGTTCGTTACAATTTGAACGAAGTTTGAAATAGCCCGTCTAACCGATGCTAATTTGTAAAGATTGTGCGTTTTTTTGTACGCATCCAAATCTTTCTTTTGGAATGTTCCGTATTCCTCTAGATAGTCAAAAGACGTATCGTAATCATCATACCAAAAAGATGAAGCATAATTTTTCACCTTTCCGATTGCGGATTTGTACCAACTCATAAATGAATAGTTTTATTGTGTTTGAAAATTTGTGAAGATATGTAAATATACGAAAAATTTTTGAGACCGCCAAAAAAATATCAAAATATTTTTTAATATGTTGACAATCAATGAGTTACGCAATAAAAAAAGGCTTAATATATAAGCCTTTGATTATCAACCAGTTATAAAAATGGGTATTTTTACGCTATTTTTGTACTTTATAGGGTAAAATCTTCATCATTTTTTAAACCCTTTGGAACTGCCGTTTGTGCTTTGTTTCCAACGACAGTAATTTTCGTTTGCGGTTGCTGTTGTTTTTCTAAAATTTCGTTTTGCTTTTTTAACAGGTCTCTAATTTCATGTAGAGTTACTAATATATCAAATTCGTGTTTCATATTATTCAGTTTCTTCGGAAATTATTGTACCATATTCTTTTGCTGCTTTTGGATTTCTTTCCATAAAGATTTCGTAAGCGACCTGATACCTACCTAACTCAATTTGAGCTGGGAATAATTCATCATAAAGAGAGTCACATCTTTTTTGTAGGGAATCAATTGTATGTGCTTTGGTGATATCACCACCACCTAAAACTTCAATCTTTTGTTCACTTCGTAATTTTGCTAATTCTTTTTGTTGAAAATAACAAATCGTTAATACGGCTACTGCGCCCGTTCCAACAATTGCTTTCTGATACTTTGCGATAAATTCTTTCATAACTTTTTATTTTAAATTTAAAAATCTCCTTCTGTGTGTACTATATTATCATCCCAACCATCCATTCCGGCATTAGTAGGTACTTTATCCCAATCGGTATTTTTTCCATCCCAATTTAGGAAATCCTCACCTCTGTAATCAGGGTGATTTTCTTTCATATCATCAATACCTTTTACCCACGACCATGAAAGTAAAGCAGCGGCGGCAACAATAAACAAAACAACAACAAACATAAAATATATAATAAAGGGTTAGTAATCAATCCCACCACGATCTCATATCAGTACCATCGTATTTTTTTCCGTACTTTTTTGAGTATCTGGTTCCTTTAAAGATTTCCCAAAGTTCTTTCCATTCAGCATCTTCTATTTCCTTTGCTCTTTGAAATACTTTGCGATTATGTTCTTTTTCTTCAGGTGTATCTTTATCTAATAAACGATAATTTCCACCATCAACTTCTTCAAATTCCCAATCGTGCATTACCAATTCACCTAATTCGATTTCTGCTTTGGCAACATAGTTATCTTCTTTGTTATTTTGAAGTAACTCCAATGCTCTTCGTATTGCTTTCACTTTTGGTTCTCTAGTCTCACTAACTTCCATACCTTTGGTACTCATACCGGATTCCATAATAGTTAAAGACCTTTCTAACATATTAAGGGTAAATCGGTAATCCCACCAATGATGTGACCAAAGTTGTTTTCTAAATTTCCAAATGTTTGTAAAAAAGTGTGGAATGTCATAACGGAATAAGGAATAAAATCTGTAAACCTTACTTTCATGCCAAGCTAACCTTTTTAGTGATTTTGTGAAACTATCTGTAAATTGGACATCCATAACTATTTGTTTTTATTGTTTTTCTTAAATAAATCTGATAATTTTTTTGTAGGTCTTTTTGTAATCAATTTACCATCTTCTGTTTCTTGCATCAATGGTGCTCTCCACAATTCGTATGCTATCCAAAATGCTGTTAAAATAAAACCAATTCCTAACCATTTCATACTTTATTGTTTGTTTTGCTTCATAATGTTATATCTGCGATGTCGTTCTTCTTCTGAAAGAATTTGCTCCGGTGCGTATGTATGTTCGATATTAACTTTCATACAAGTTTCCGGTAATTTATGATTTCGGAAATAGTTGTTTATATATCCAATTATATTAGCCGCACCAATTGGATTTGCAGAATGTACATAGATAGTTGGTAACGGAATGCTTTTTGTCATTGCTTCCGCCACCAAATATCTTGCACAATCCATACCAGTTTTTTCAGGTATACGATTGTAATCTAATTCATAGTTAGGTTTAACATTAGTATAATATTCAATCATTGCGCCTTCACCCAAATCGTGGTCTAAACTAATTACTTCATAGTTTTCTAAACCATTAAGTCTAATGTGTGCTACAAATTCATCATAGTTTCTAACCACTTGCCAATGTTCACTATTTGGTATTCTAACATCATCCAAATATAACCACACTTTATGTTTATTTATCATACAAAAAATTTAATTCCCTACCTGTAAAATTGTAATCAAATGTTATAGGTTCGTTATAAACTTCATATCTCAAATTACAACTACACCCATTAAAGGTGTATATATCACCCCATTCATCTTTATAAGGCATCGTTCCCCAACCATATGCTTCGTGAATATGACCGGCAAAATGTAAGTGAGGCTTTACTTCATGTAATCTATGATAGAGGTCTGCACATCCTACATTTTGATTTGTGTTAGATGCTCTATCACAATACCCATAAATTGGACTGTGTGTAATTACAATATCAGTATCTTTTGGTATATGATTCCAAATTGAATTAATATCATAACCTCTATCGGCATTGAATGCCCAACCATATCCGAATGAAGGACTAAAAGGTGAACCCCATATTTTTACATCATCCAATAATACAAAACTATTTTCTAAATAAAATACATTTTGATTAAGTCCTGTTTCCAATAATACTTCCAACCATTGTGGTTTTCCGTTTGCAGGATTTTGATTTGAATAAGGCTTTCTATCAAAGTATTCCGATTTATTTTTAAGTAGTATTTCCGATTCAAAAGTCAAATCGTGATTACCTGCAATAAATACTTTATTAGTATAGTTATCAATTTCATTAAACCATTTGATAAACCCTTCAACTTCATGCTCTCTACCGATAGATGTAAAATCACCAGAGTGAATTAAAAGGTCACCACCCGGCAGTTTCCCATTCAGCTGCTTATGTTTGTTGTGAGTATCGCTAATGTGTGTTATTCTCATTTTCATTTTCGTATTCTTTTTGTCCTACATACTGATATGCATCTAATACTTGTCCTAATGCATATTCGATTCTAAATTTAATTTCTTTATCTTTTTGGGATAAAGGATGCTCTACACAATGGTCATTCAGGGTACATGCAATCACATGCAATCTGTCCATTAATTCTAAATAGTGTCCTGGATTAATTTCTATCTTTTCCATAATCAAATATAAATAAAAAACCCCAAATTACCAAATGTATTTGGGGATTGCGGAGAGATAGGGATTCGAACCCCAGATACCTTTTACAGTATGCCGGTTTTCAAGACCGGTGCAATCAACCAACTCTGCCATCTCTCCCTAAAAGTAAATTTATTTCCATTGTTTTATTCGTTTGAAAATACTTTTCTAATAAAACTTTGTTATTTTTACTTTTTTCATATGCTTTTTTAAACATATCATCAAATTCGGTATCCGATGCTGTTTTTAAAAAATTAATAAATTTATGATAGTTTTCATTCCACTTTTTAGGATTATGTTTTAGGTATTCAACCGCTGGTATATTATCATCATTATATTCACCAAATTCTGAATTTAAAAAATAAAATCCATAATCTGCTAATTCTTTATATACATCTGATTGTAATAAAACATAACATTAAAAAATGATTCATTTTTTCATCATGCATTGTTGGGTCCTGTGTTTCCGTTACAATATTAAATTTACATATATTATAATCATAAAAAAATGGCATATGATAATAATTGTAATTCACATAGTACCAAAACCAATCCGATTCAGAATATTCTTTTTCATAAACTTTTCCAGTTGATATTGCTTTTTTTATCAACATAGTCCTACTTGTATGTAGGCCTGCATTTTTAGAATATAAAAATACTTTATTTTCTCTATTAGATATATCTAATTTATTTTCTCCAGGCTGATAATAGCAAAATCCAAACTTATGATAAAAATATGTAAGAGAATACATAAAGCTTAAAACAATTTTACTTTTGTTTTCTTTTACCCAACTTTCGCCATTTCTATTTACTATACTTCCTCCGGTGAATATATACGATACTTTTTTTAGATTTTTTAAATCATATGGTTCATCTTCATAAAAAACTTCGGAGTTTATATTTGCAATAGAATATTTTAAATTCTGATGTTCAAATTTATTTTCAAAAAATTCCAATAAAAAATTTCTATTACTGGAATCTGATAATACATAATGTAATTTATTTCCATTATTTAATAGATTTTCCAATTTTGAATTTAGAAAAGAATTTAAAAAATGGGTTTCATTTGTAAAATAAATCGTATAGTAATCATTATTTTTTGAATAAAAAACTACTACAATTTCATCTACATAAACAACTTCATTATCATTTGATAGAATGTTCAACCAAAATACGGTCACATCAACTACCTGTGTTGCAATAAAATTTGAATTTTTTAAATTATAAAAATCAATTTTATTTTCGTAACCTTTGTTTTTGAAATATTGAGTTAAATTAAACATATTCTATTTTAAATATTAGAATAAATTATTTTCTTTATCAATTCTTCTCTTTGCTTCATCGGCTTCTTTGTAAACTCTCACCCATGTCAAAAAGATATCAACAGGTGCCAATGCCCAACACATCATTAGAATAGCCATAGTATCTAAACCAGGTGAGATTCCTAATCCACCTGCACGAACGTCTCTATTCCATTTACGTGCTGACATTATCAAACAATAAGCTAAAGTAATCAAATAATAACATAAAAATACTGACATAAACTTTGTTTTAGTTAGTTACCCGAACTGGACTCGAACCAATACAAACAGAATCAAAATCTGTTGTGCTAACCATTACACCATCGGGCAATAATACCCAACCAAATTAATGATTGGGCTTAGTAATTGAAAAACATCTATTTCTCTTTCGGCCTAATACTAACAGGCCCACTTGAGCGGGAAGCCAGAATCGAACTGGCATATCCAACTTGGAAGGATGGCATAATAACCGTTATACTATTCCCGCGAATTGGAGCGGAAGACCAGGCTCGAACTGGCCACCTCAACCTTGGCAAGGTCGCGCTCTACCAAATGAGCTACTTCCGCGAGTGGACCCACTTGGAATCGAACCAAGCACCTAATGATTATGAGTCATTTGCTCTAACCGAATGAGCTATAGGTCCAAAATCGTTGAAATAAATGATAATCAATTATATCATCTATATCAACGATAAATAAGGTGCCGGTGGTGAGATTGATTACTCACACGGTGCCCTTTTCGGTTACACCACCACTCCGGATTAGGTACGTCTCAAGGTTGTACAAACCTCTTTCCGCCACACCGGCATATTGTGGAGAAGAAGGGAGTCGAACCCATGACCCCTTGAATGCAAATCAAGTGCTCTAGCCAACTGAGCTACTTCCCCATTATATTATCGTTCTATTGACTTATTTTATTTGTTTAATGATTCGTAAATTTTGTCTTTTTTAGAGAACTTTGATTCAAGTTTATCCAATCGTGAATCCATTGTTCGATAAATATCGTTTACAATTGTATCACGTTCTCTGTTTTGAATTTCGATTTCATGCCCAATAACTCTGTGCAAGTCATCAATGTTTAATTGTAAATTGTTAATTTCTTTGTTAGTCTTATTCACCTTAACAAAGGCCATTACAGCAACTACCGCAACTGCGATAACCACCACAATGGACATTCCTAAAATAAATGATAGTATATCCATAATAATAATCTCCTTATATGTCAAAGAACGATAATATGTGCCCCAGGCCGGAATCGAACCGGCACTCACATTTACGGTGAACAAGATTTTAAGTCTTGCGCGTCTACCAATTTCGCCACCAGGGCATATCCTTAAAGAACTAAATTAAATATAGAAAGTTTTTTCAACATTTCCAAATTTATGTCGGGGAAGCAGGATTCGAACCTACGACCTCTTGGTCCCAAACCAAGCATACTACCGGACTGTACTATTCCCCGTATTTTGTAGGTCCACGTGGAATCGAACCACGAACAACAGCTTAGAAGGCTGTAGTTATATCCATTTAACTATGGACCCAAAAATATGAGAAGGTGTATCACGTCTGATAAACCAATGTATCTACGCAGCTACCTACGGAATATGCGCACTGACCGTAGAATCACCTTCGATTACTTCCCATATTATTAAACATAATCACTTCACATCTTCAAGTGCTAGTGGTTGCCGAGCTAATTGCATATACAACCAAATTATGTTTGCGGACCGGACGAGACTCGAACTCGCGACCTCTGCCGTGACAGGGCAGCATTCTAACCAACTGAACTACCGGTCCATTTTGAGCCCAAAGTCAGATTCGAACTGACGACCGCCTGATTACAAATCAGGAGCTCTGGCCAACTGAGCTATTCGGGCATTTAGGAAAGTAGAAGATGGGTGCGTGGACATCTACTTTTACGATTGGCATTACTTCGGTTCCTACACCTCCTCGCTTACATTCCAACTTTTTAATGAAGGTGTAAGGCTTCCCAATCAACCTTTGTACTCGGTACGGGAATCGAACCCGTATCACCACCGTGAAAGGGTGGTGTCCTAACCGTTAGACGAACCGAGCGAATATGTAACTAATATATACAAAATTTGTTACATTTCCAAATTATATTTTTACCAAATGGTCTGCCGCATAAGTTGCGATTGGACCAAGTGTTTTGTATCGAACTTTATAACCCATACCTTCTACCATACCAACTGCTTGTCGAAGGACTTCATTTGATTTGTATTTAGGGTCTGGATTAATATCTATATCAATCCATTTCACTTTTGGTAAACCTTCTTTTTTCATATGTTCTGCTGCTTCTACTGCATACCATACTTCATTTAACAATCTTACATTTCTAGTTGGTTCTCTTTGAGTTTTCCACCGATTGTATAAGACATGTGCACCTTTACCTTTATCATACAACGCTACTACAATTGCGTATATCGTTTTATCTGAAAAGTTTTGTGAATCGCATCCAATAAGTATCTCTACGTTATCTTTTGTTTTTATGTATTCTTTTACATAACTAATCAAATCAACTTTTACTCCATCATATAGCCGTTTGTATTCCATTTGTTTTATTTTAAATATTCATAATTTTGTTTTTGTACCCCATAAGAGACTCGAACTCTTAACCCTTTCGGACTGGTGCCTAAAACCAGCGTGTCTACCAATTCCACCAACGGGGTATTTTGCGGAAAGAGTGAGATTCGAACTCACGGACCTTTTGAATCGGCAGTTTAGTAAACTGCTGGTTTAAACCACTCACCCATCTTTCCTTTGGTGTGACCGGAGAGAATCGAACTCTCACATAAAGTGCCACAAACTTTCGCCCTACCATTAGGCTACGGCCACCATGTTGTTGCGGGACCAGGAATTGAACCTGGATATCTGGCTTATGAGACCAAACGGGTTACCTAACCTTCCCACAATTTAAGTAGAGGCGAGTACAGGAATCGAACCTGTGTTAAAGGTTTTGCAGACCTCCGCATAACCACTCTACCAACTCGCCTTTACCTATTTAATTTTTCAATACATTCATCTATCTTATCTCTCAATCTTCCACCGAATCCGAAATCACCATCCACCTGAACGTGTCTCCACATTGGTTGACGTGGTTTCATCCATTTGTATTGTGTATCTAATTTCATATCATCAATTGAAATCCAATTCGATACTTTGTTATCTCTAACCCACTTACAAATTTCAGCTGCTCTTTCCCATTCAGCGCCTGGTCTACTCATTTTCATCCATAGATCCTGATGTGTAGTTATGTCAACAATTGGTGCGGTAATTCCATAGTATTGAAATATGCGTTTCAACTGAATCCAACTAAAATGTTTTTTCCAATCTGAACTAATTACCAAACTCGCATTTGTTTCATCACAAATCTTTTGAAGTGCTTGGCAATCTTCCTCAACCCAAGGATATGGTATTGTGAAAGTTTTGTTAGTCTCATTAAGAGTAACTCTACCATCACCCCATGTTCCCCATGCTAAAGGTCCATCAACATCTATAAAAATAATCTTTCTTCTCATAACTAAAATTTTTGTATAACCACCATAGCATCCGTTACATCTTCCGGTCTTAAATAACCTACAACATCACCATTTGCTACTGGGTTATCATAATGAATATGTCCATCTTTGAACACCGCTAATTCATACAATCCTTTATCACCACCATAAGTAAAATTTGATTTTACAACACTAACACCAAATCCGTTATCAAAATCCATACGAGCTTGAACTCCACCAATATGTCCTAGATTCGGATGTGTTTCAAATACTAAATCGTTAAAGTTTTTCATATCATTTGTTTTTAGTAGCTTCAGTAGGATTCGAACCCACAATCTAACGTCCGTAGCGTTATGTGATAATCCATTTCACTATGAAGCCATTTTTTGCACCCACACCAAGACTCGAACTCGGAACAGCGGTTTTGGAGACCGTTATGATACCATTTCACCATGCGGATGTATAATCGGTTTAGCATATTGCATCAGTTTTGACCTGTGTTTGTCATTGTCTTCGCAATGGGGTTTACAAATCCCCTGCTGACCGATTGTTGGAATAGTGGGAATCGAACCTACAACCTTCCGCGTATCAGACGGATGCTCTAACCAATTGAGCTATATTCCAATGTTTAACGTGACCCCGTTGGGACTCGAACCCAAGACTCCCACATTAAAAGTGTGGTGCTCTACCAACTGAGCTACGAAGTCATACTGCGGAAATAAGTAGACTTGAACTACTGACACCTGCGTCTTCAGCGCAGTGCTCTACCAACTGAGCTATATTTCCAATCGTTGTGGTGGACGGACTCGAACCGCCGAACTCGAAAGAGGGGAGATTTACAGTCTCCTGTCATTGCCGCTAGACTACACCACAATATGTAGAAGATAAGAGATTCGAACTCCTGACCCTTTGGATGTAAACCAAATGCTCTAACACCATCTGAGCTAATCTTCTATTTTGCGCTTCTTCTTGGACTCGAACCAAGGACCCTTTGATTAACAGTCAAATGCTCTAACCGACTGAGCTAAAGAAGCATAAACAAAAAACCCCGACTTTTTGGAGTCAGGGTTTTCATGTAATAATTTCTATAATCTACTATATACTTACATACATTTACACCCTGACGTACTAATTCTAATTTCTGAATTAAACATACTAATGCCTGCCCACACTTTAAGTGTCGGTTGATAACAATTCGTATGTAATGTCAAGGTTTTCATTTTATAATATATATAATTTTTTTTAAGTTTAGCTAATCTAACTTCAAAATACGCCATCCAAGTCATGCTCTGGTTAATACTAGCCTCGTCAAATTAGCCATTTATTAATGAGAGATAGAGGGGAACGGCTCTCTCAATGTAGCGGCCTACTACTTGCACCGGTAATCATATCGTTCCGATTACGTTTATTTAAAAGTAAAACTTCCCCACAAAACTTAACAACCCTACTCATTTTAGTTATGATTTTAAAGTCGTAAACTGCTTGATAACTCGGTTATCCGAACCCTTTGCTAAAATCGACTACGAAACTCTTAATTGGAGCGGGGCCATGGAATTAAACCACATCCTGCGGCCTGGAAGACCGCTGTGCTATCGTTACACTAACTCCGCTAATAAAAGAGTGAGATTACCTCTTGGGATGAACAGCCTTTAAAAAGATTATTTTGTTCCTTTCTTATCCACCATCTTTTGAATGGTATCCGTTCAATGTCGGTTAGTTGTGCTAACCACTCATCGAGTTACTGACTACTCTGTAAATACTCCATTTCTTCTACCCTGCCGAGCAGACTCACACTTGCGGTGTTAGAAACTTTTCGTTACAATCACAGACCACTTGCGGTGGTATCGTGGCATTGGACAACCCAATACTATGTAGACATCTTTCGTCCGTAACTGGCGGGCACTTATGCTTATTTTTAATTAATAGTTTTTACACCAAAGTAAAAATGAGTTTGGTTTGTAGAGTGTTCAAGTAGCGGCCTGCCAACCAGCTCCCCCATCTTTTGGACGAGAGAATACTAAACTACTCGATGTACTATCGTCAGTACCATTTTTTAAGTCTACTTCATTAAAACGGATTGGTGTCCGACATTAAAGGTTAATAACAGCACCACCTGTACATCAACTTACCTTACGTCCTTTCGGATAGTTTGGTTTTAAGTTTACTTTGAAATTGAATATCGCAATTGTATATGATGATTAGTCACATAGTTCTCACATATATTCTATGGGTTATTCTTATTGTTCTTCCGAACTCAACCGAAGATTCTACATATCCCCAGTCACTCAAACTCTTCCGATATAGTGTTACCCTTTCGTACAAAGCTCAAATGATACCCCACTTGCCTACTCAAGCACCATTTCTGATGCCGCAAGTGTACTAAACCAAGCACACTCACTTTATCCTACTTTCGTAGTTTATTTATACCCACCATAGGCGGCGGTCGTGTACTATGTAGAACGAGTCTACTATGTACAATTTACAGTCTTTTAAAGAACTTATTGGGGAATCTTTACAACCCCAATGTTTTATAAATATACGATAATTTTTTTTAACTACCAAATATTTTTTAAAACTTTTTTTCAATCCGATTGCCCGAGTATCTTTCATCACCTATAAGGTCTTACATCCTTTGATAAATGTAAGATACGAAAGATTTTTCAAACTACCAAATTATTTTATTAGAGTATCCGGCTTTGTATGTATTCACACATTCGGTTTTATTAATGTTGGCTTCAACTCTAATAAATTAAAGATAAGATAAATTTTTGAAACTACCAAATCTTTTTTGTTGCGTGGGTAAATTTTTGAAACTACCAAATCTTTTTTGTTGCGTGGGTGGGAATCGAACCCACGACCTTCAGGTTATGAGCCTGACGAGCTACCGCTGCTGCTACCACGCGATGTTTGTGGAGATGACCGGACTCGAACCGGTGTCTTACCAAGTAATCATAATACCAACGTCTCACAAGTTTATCTCATTATTCGGAATAAGTACCTATCTAACATTCTCACACCGCGTTAGCTGACGGTGGTAGGAGTTCAACTTGGCTCCTACGCCATATTGGTTTCACATTCTTTTTAAAGTCCCATGATGTGTACGGGAAGGGTTAGGCTGCTACAGCGTAATCCATACCTACGAATGCCATAAGGTCATTGTAAGTCATAGTTGACTTTTCGTCATTTATTGTTTCGATACAATATCAAGAGATAGTATCATTTCTCTACTTGTAGTACTACCATTCGCATGGCAATCAATTCCAAGCATCCCCATATTTTAAAGAACTATTTTATATTTTGTATAAACGAAACAAACTCTTTCAGTTTATCTACATTTATACTCTTTCTAAACTTTTGTTTCCAAATTGGTTTTTTTGGACTTCTTTTACCATCCAATAAGTAAAACACTTTATCTATATTTCCTTCATCCATATAGTAATTATATGCTTCACTACCAACCGCATCTTCTAATGCTAAAATAAATGTTTTAGGTTTTTCCTTTACTCCGTTTTTAATTCTTCCAAAATCGGAACTTGCTCTTTCCATAAAACATCTATCCAAATACGCCTTACATTCACACAACCCAACTAATTTTTTAGTATATAAATGTCTATCTACCTGAAATTTAAGTACATATCCATTTTTTGATGTGGAATTTACAAAGTCATTTTTCTTTGATTTTCCACCCTTTTCGGTTTCCCATATTAAGTCAAGTAACAATTCTACCGAGTCTTTCATAGTAGAACGCACCATCCCCATTTTACCCTTTTTACCCCATTGGGTTGCTTCATTGAGTTTTTGTTCGTAAAAATCAATGTACCTTTGAATATTTTTGTTTGGCATATCCAAATATACGAAAAATTTTTGAGACCGCCAAATAATTTTGAAAATATTTTATAAGTCGTTGATTTTCAATAACTTATATATTAAGATATTTTATCATTAAATATGTTCAATAGTAGTTTTACCAGTGTTATATTAGAAAAATTTGTTAAGTGTTCGTCTGATTCCATATCAGGATTATCCATAATTCTCATTTTATTCGTTGCTGCATAATCTTCAAAATACCAAAATTCATCAAATTTATAAAATCCTAACTTTTGGAATTTATCTTCAAAAATTGGCTTTTTTTCTTCTAAATGTTTTTCCGAGTTTACAACTTCTACTCGATTTATTCCAGCCCACAAATACCAATTATATTTTATCCCAAAATCATCCATCAACTTTTTAATAATTTCACATTCAGCTAATAATTCTTCTAATCTAGTCTGTTCAT